TGGAGACCAATATCTTGGTGGAGTAAATGAGAACTCGAGTACACAAATACAAATAACAGTGGATAGTGATACACCTAGCACACTATACTATTTCTGTGCAAATCACAGTGGTATGGGTGGTAGATTAGATATAGTGACATAATGAAAAAAGATAAAATGATGAAAGCATTGGATAAGAATCTTCCGAGTAAGATTCCTAATCGTGCTTTAGTAGATAAAGATATAAAAGACGATTATGAGTTCTCAAGGAACACATATAAAGATTTAATTAGGACAGGGACAAGTTCACTAGATGTTTTAGCTGAACTCGCACGTGAGAGCGAGCACCCGCGAGCCTTTGAAGTATTATCAAAAACAATAAAAGATTTAGGTGATACTACTGAAAAGTTAATGAGTCTACAAAAACAAAAAGATGATTTAACAAATAAAAAAGAAGATGAAGTTAATCGAAAGGTGACGAATAATAATGTATTTGTTGGTAGTACTACAGACTTACAAAGAATGTTATTAGATAAGGATAATGTAATCGATGCAGAGAGTCAAGAATAACGAGTTTGGATATTTAGGTAATCCAAACGTAAAGAGAGATGGCGTTGAAACTTCCTTTACGAAGGAAGAAATACTTGAGTATAAAAAGTGTTTGGAAGACCCATCATACTTTGCACGTAAATATGTAAAGATTATATCTCTTGATGAAGGATTAGTTCCTTTTAATTTATATGAATATCAAGAGAATATGTTCAAGCATTTTAACGATAATAGATTTAGTATCGTATTAGCTTGTAGACAAAGTGGTAAATCTATATCATCAGTAGTATATCTTTTATGGTATGCTTGTTTTCATCCAGAAAAAACTATTGCAATATTAGCAAACAAAGGTGCAATAGCAAGAGAGATGTTAGCCAGGATTACTTTGGCTTTAGAAAATTTGCCTTACTTCTTACAACCGGGTTGTAAGGCTTTGAATAAGGGAAGTATAGAGTTTAGTAATAACTCAAAAATAGTGGCGAATGCCACATCTGCAAGTTCCATTAGGGGTTTGTCAGTTAATCTTCTTTTCCTTGATGAGTTTGCATTTGTGGATAACGATGCACAATTCTATACTTCTACTTATCCGGTTGTGACGGCTGGTAAAGATACACAAATTATAATTTGTTCAACAGCCAATGGTATAGGGAATGTATATCATAAACTCTGGGAAGGTGCAGTTCAAAATACAAATGAGTTCAAACCTTTTAGAGTTGATTGGTGGGATGTTCCTGGTAGAGATGAGAAGTGGAAAGAAACTACAATATCAAATACTTCAAAATTACAGTTTGAGCAAGAGTTTGGTAATACTTTCCATGGAAGAGGTAATACATTAATAAGTGCTGATGCTTTACTATCACAGCAAAGTAAAGAGCCAGAGTTTGTTAATGAAAAAACTTTAATATACAAAAATCCTGAAGAAGGACATGAGTATATTATGACTGTTGATGTATCAAAAGGTAGGAATCAAGATTATAGTACTTTTACAATAATCGATGTGAGTACAAAACCTTTTGAACAGGTAGCTGTTTTTAGAGATAATAATATATCTCCAATGATTCTACCTGACATCATTTATAAGTATGCAAAAACATATAATGATGCATACGTCGTGGTAGAGAGTAATGACCAAGGTGCTGTAGTTTGTAATGGTTTATATTATGATTTAGAATATGAGAATGTGTTTGTTGAATCTAGTATAAAGGCCAATGCAATTGGCGTAACTATGACTAGAAGAGTTAAGCGTATTGGATGTTCAGGTATAAAAGACCTAATAGAACAAAATAAGTTAACAATACATGATGCACAAACAATAGTTGAAATGAGTACCTTTGTTTCAAGGGGAAGTTCATTTATGGCTATAGCACCAAACCACGATGACTTGATGATGAACTTAGTTTTATTTGCTTGGTTTACTACAACGGATGTATTCCAATCTCTAACTAATATTGATATGAAAAATATGTTATATCATGAAAGGTTAAAAGAGATACAAGATGATATGCTACCGTTTGGGTTTACCACAGATGAAAATGTAAACGCTAATAAATATATAAAAGACGAGGATGGAAATATCTGGTTCGAAGAGAAAGTATGGAAAGGTTCAACGAATTTATAAACGAGAAAACTGAAGAGCCACTAAAACCAAGTGAGCTTGAAATAGTTGTATTAGGTCTCAGTGATGAGGAAGGAACCTTTGCGGATTTAATTCAGAAAGTTGCTAAAAAGAGAGGAATGAAACATACTCTTGTTGATATTACTCAAGCTTATATTACTTCATCTGATATTGAGATTGGTGAAGTTAAGTTAAGAAATATTGATGGTGAAGATAAAGATATGACTGTCAATATGCATAACTCAATTATATTTGTAAGGGCAGGAGCTATTCAATCTTTAACAGCTCAAGCCTTAGTATCATCTCTCCAAACAATTGGATTTTTCTTAGTAAATGATTTAGAATCTATGTTATTATGTGATAACAAAATGGCATCATCATTAGCTTTGGAAAGAAATAACATACCAATTCCAAGAACAGCGATTGTAAATAATGTTAAATCAATAGAAACTGCTCATGAAAAAATAGGTGGTAAGTTTCCAGTTATTATAAAAACATTAAGAGGTACTCAAGGTGTTGGAGTATCTAAAGTAAATGATATGAGTTCTTTAATATCAGTATGTCAATCACTATGGAAGTTTGAAGCTGATTTATTAATACAAGAGTTTTTCGATATCAAATCTGATATTCGTACGCTTGTGGTAAATGGTGAAATCATTGGTGCAGCCGAAAGAACTAAAAAAGACTCAAAGGAGTTTAGAAATAACGTACATCTAGGAGCTGATACAACTCCTTATGTATTAACAGATTTAGAAAGAAAAGTTATAATAGAAGCAGCTAGAACATCAGGTGCAGTATATTGTGGTGTTGACCATTGTAAGGTTGGTAAGAACATATACGTATTAGAAGTAAATGGGTCACCAGGTATTAGGTCTCATTTCATGGGATATGACTCAGAAGGTGAACCAACTAAAAAGATAGCTGATGAAGTTGTATTAGGAAAAGTAATTGATAGGTTATCATTGGAAGAGAATAGAAGACCAATGATGAGAAAAGAAGTAGGGTATATAGAATCCATTGAATTAGATGGTATGCCAAATAATCTTATAAGAGCTAAGTTTGATACAGGTAATTCAGCTTCAGCAACTATGCTACATGTAGATGAATTAGAGGTTGATGGCGATACTGCTAAATGGAAGAAAAATGGATTAAAGTTTGAAAGTGATATTGTAGATATATCAACACCTAAAAGAGGTAAGAAAGATTTTGATACAAGACCAGTTGTAGAGCATGGTATTACATTTAATAATAGGAAATATATCATAGAAATAGGATTAACTTTAAAAGATACAGCATCTGAAATGTTAGTTAATCGTAAAACTATGACAAAATTAAGAGTTTCAGTACATCCAAACCGTAAATTTGTAGTATCAGACTATGCAGGCAAGGATGACGATTACACTAAAGACTAAAAAAGTATAAATAATAATGATTGAAAATAACCGTATTATGGAACATATTAACTAACTCAATAAAAATTAGAGGATAAAGCGATGGCATTTCAAGTATCACCAGGCGTTCAGATTAAAGAAATCGACGCCACAAACGTGATTCCTGCAGTTTCAACATCTATTGGTGGATTTGCAGGTTCATTTAATTGGGGTCCTACGAACGAAGTTTGCTTAGTTGGTTCTGAAAACGAACTACTAGAAAAATTTGGTACACCGGACAACAATACTGCTAAATACTTTCTAACTGCTGCGTCATTTTTAAAATATGGCAATGCGTTAAAAGTCGTTCGTGTATCATCTGGGCATTTAAATGCAACGGCTGATGGTTCCGGACAATTAGTAAAAAACGAAGAGGATTATGATAATAATTACTCTGGTGGTTCTCTAAGTAAAGGTAATTGGGTTGCTAAATACCCTGGCGTATTGGGAAATAGTCTCAAAGTATCAATGGTGACTGCTGGTGTTTCTACCAGTAATTACAATGCATGGGCGTTCAAAGGAGAATTCGATGAACAACCAGGTACTTCAGACTTTGCAAAAGACCTTGGAAAAACTTCAGCTGCTGATGAACTTCATATAGCTGTAGTAGACGAGGACG